TAACGGTCAAGGATAGAAAGCCAGCGTTCAATGTGTACGAGATACTACATAAAATATACAACAATCAAGGGTGGAAGGTAAGTTCTACGTTTGTAGAGAGCGATTTCTTTAAGGCTTTGTACATTCCTTTCAATAGGATTAAGCTATTACAGGCAGACCAATCACAGACAGACAATCAATTCAGAGTAAGGCTAAACGCTGCTGATACATTTGATACCAACTTTACCTATAACTCTGGCAACCCTTGGTACGATCAATTAGGTAGTTTGCCTAATGCTCCTGGTTTTGAAGGGTGGGAGATGTTTACAAGGCGAGTAACGTTTAACGATGATAGTAGTAGTGGATTCTACAACACATCTAACAACGATGTCACACTAGGCACTCCCGTTAACACGGTTTGGGATGGTCAGTACTTACCTATCAGTGGCGGTGCGTATTATACCGTACCACAAGACTCTAGACAGTCGTTTACAGCTAAGTTAGACGGTACGCTGTCGTTCACCTATCAGAATGCTAATTGGGGAACGCTTATCAACACTAACTCTAGTCTATATGAAGTGCCAGAGGTAGAGCAGATAGAGGTAGACTTCTACATAGCTACTAGCGGTGGTAGGATAGCACAAGAGACGGTAGTGCTGAATGCTGCTCTAGAGAGTGGTGTTAACGGCTTTCCCCCACAAGGGACGCCGACCTATACAGCAGACTTCTCGGTAACACTAGAGAGTGCAGAAAGGGACTTCTCTGCTGGTGATATTGTCGATGTACGATATACCTACACAGCACTAAACTACGTCTACAATCAGAACAGCCTTAGTTATTACATAGTCTCTAGTTCTGGTGCAGAGCTTTGCCCTATGAAGCGTGGCAACCTAGACAGCGACCTAGTATTAAATAGTGGTAGCTATTGGTATAACGAATATGGTAAGGAGTGTCAGGTAGGTGATACGGTAGATGTTAACGAAGCGTTGCCAGACATCAACCAACTAGAATTGGTTAAGGCTTTAAAGCACAACTTTAATCTATACTTCTACACCGATCCAAACACTAAGACGGTTTACATCGAGCCTAGAGATGAGTTCTACAACGGTACTACCCAAGATTGGACTAGTAAGCTAGACCTAAAGCAGCCTATTACACTAGAATACTTAGGAGAAGGCTATGCAGAAGAGATAAACTACCGATATAGGTCAGATAACAAGGATTTTAGCGTCTCTGAGTACGTTAAGCAGCAAGAAGAAGGGTTCGTATTAGCACAGCATACAGCCGATGTAAACAGCAAATTTGCCTTAGAAGGTGAGCGAAATGATGTGAATCCAGTGTTTGCACCTACCTTAATGCAGCCAGCAACGGGGAATTTGAACTGGCAGAACACGCAGATACCTCAAATGTTTAGAGAGTTTGATGCTACAGGAGACAATCAGTTCCCTCCTTTCGAGACTGACACAGCACCTAGACTATTGTTCTATGCTGGTGTGACGAATGTAGATGCTGTAGATGGGTTTTACTATAATAGTCCCTATCCTAACGATGTGCCTGATAACTTTACTATCGACCCCGCTAGTATTGCTACTTGGTCTCGTACTGACTACGCCTATATGTATTCGGTAGATGAGAGAACGATAAATGATAACAGCCTATATTATAATACTACTGATAAATCTCATGGTTTGTTTGATAAGTACTACCGTAATACCTACAGGATCATAAACGAAGGTAGGCTTATAACGTGTAACGTGAATCTAGACGTTGTTGATATAGCGGGCTTAGACTTTAGAAGACCTATCCTTATCTACATCAATGGTGAGGCTGTCTATTGTACTTTAGAAGCTATCAGAGGGTATAACCCAGCTATTGACAGCACTACAACGGTGAGCCTACTTACTAGGATAGAGTCACAACCTCTAACACCTGTAGCAAACACGACAAACACACCACCACAGACTATTAGCGTTAAGATTAACACGACTGATGGTAGTGGGCAACTGCAAACAAATCTAAATGGAGCTATAGTAGATGTATTTACACAAACTAAATATGGCATAGAGCCAGTATATTGATATGGCAGAAACGGTACAAGGTTATACAATAGAGATTGAAGGCATTGACGAGCAGATAGAGAAGCTAGGCAGCTTGACCGAAGCTCAGATGCAGTTGAACCAGCAATTTGCAGCCCAGAAGAAGGGATTGAAGGATTTGGAGGACGCTAATCAAAAAGGTTCTGCAGAATACAAGAAACTAACTAACGAAGTAGGTAAGAACAGAGCAGAGAATATCAAGCTCTCTAACGAGCTAAGAAGCACCAAAAGGAATGTAGACCTCAACACCAAGTCTAACCAAGCTGCAAAAGGCTCTTACAATGGTCTAGTAGCAGAGACTAACAAGCTGAGAAAGCAGTTAAAAGAGCTTCCTAACGCTTTCGATGAGTCTAACGAGGCTGCTAACAACCTAAAGAAGCAGATTGCAGACAATACCGATCAACTAAAGGAGTTCGACAAGGGTATTGGTGATAATTTCCGTAATGTAGGTAACTATAAGGATGCAATCTTTGAGGCTGCTGGTGCTAGTGGGGTGTTCGGCAAACAGTTGGGTATCTTGCAGTCAATACAGGCTACGTTAGCTCCTTTAATCAAAGTAAATACCAAACAGACCTTAGCACAGGCTGGAGCGCAGAAAACGGCTAATCTAGCCACTAGAACGGGCATAAAAGTGATGAAGGGCTTTAAGGCTGCTCTTGCTGCTACTGGTATAGGTGCTTTATTGCTTGCTTTAGGCGGTTTAGTATCGTTTTTCACCAAGACGCAGAGGGGTGCAGACAAGGTATCTGAGGCTATGGCGGGTATATCTGCTGGCTTTGACGTGCTTATTGACCGTCTTAGTGGCACTGGAGAGGCGTTATCTTTGATATTTTCTGGTGAATTTAGCAAGGGTTTTGACCTATTAAAGGAGCAATTTAAGGGTGTAACGGAGGAAATAAAGAAGGAAGCAGCAGCAGCAAGAGACCTAGAGAAGGCTTATCAGGAGCTAGAGAAGCGTAGAATAGGTTTTATCGTTGAGGAAGCACGTTTGATCCGAGAGATTGAGGAACTAAAGACGAAAGCAGAAGCAGCAGAGTTGGGTAACACTGAGGAAGCTATCAGACTGAACCAAGAGGCTATAAAAATCACTGAGGAACTTACTAAAAGGCGTTTAGAGTTCGCAGAGGAAGAGGCTCGTATCACTTCGGCACAGGTAGCACTAGGAGAGTCCACCAATGAAGACCTACGAAAGGAAGCAGAGGCAATAGCGGAGCGTGACAGGGTACGAGAAGAGTCTGCCAAGCAGTTAGCGTCTTTGATAGCTAAAGACAGGTCGTTAAGAGAGAAGAGAAACGGAGAATTGAGGACGTTAGCAGCCGAAGAGATAAAGATACTAGAAGACCTGTCTAGAGAGGTAACGGAGGTATTCAAAAAAGAAGGTGAAGAAGCTGGTAAGGAATATGTAAAAGCGGTACTCGATGAGTTCGATGACCTAGAGCCAGAGGACTTGTTTCCAGAAGAGGCTATTGATGCAGCAGAGGACGAGTTCTTATCTAAGGTAAAGGAGAGCTTAGACAAGGAGAAGGAAATAAGGATGCAAGCAGCAGAAGACATCAAGATAAGTGCAATAGCACAAGTACAAGAGGTGTCCGACCTTATATTCCAAGCAGAGCAAGAAGCAATGCAGAGGCGCAACGATGCTGCAACCACTACCCTAGAGCGTAGGTATGACACTGAGCTTTCTATACTACAGAACAGGCTAGACAAAGGACTGATAGCAGAGGCAGAGTTCAACGATCAGAAGGATAAGCTAGACCAACGACAAGCGGTTAGAGAAAGACAACTAGCAAAGAAGCAGTTTCAAGAGAACAAAGAACTGATGCTAGTACAGGCGTTCATCAATGGTAGGGTAGCTGTGGGTAATGCTTGGGCAACTGTTCCCTGGCCAGCGTCAATTGCTGCTGCTGCTGCTGCCGAAATTAGTGCTGCCGCTAACATTATCGCTATCGAGGCAAAACAGTTTGCTAGGGGTGGTGTACTACCAGCGCAGACGGGTGGCGTTATAGAAGGTGCTAGTCATGCTGATGGCGGTGTGCCGTTTATGGTAGGTAACACTAGGATGGAGGCAGAAGGTGGTGAGGTGATTATCAACAGAAGGTCTAGCGCAATGTTCAGAGATGAGTTGAGTGCTATCAATCAAGCTGGTGGTGGTATTGCCTTTGCTAATGGTGGTCAGTTACCATCTAGAACAGGTATAACACCATCGAGAGCTAATGTAACCGTCAACGCTGCTGAGTCAGTAGCTAGACAAGTGCCACAATCGCAAAGAGTTTATGTAGTTGAGAGTGATATTACCTCAACGCAGAATAGAGTAAGTGTAATAGAAGAAACTGGAACAATATGACAGACGTAAAACAAGAACTGATAGATACCTTAGAAGCAAAATTTCAATGTCAGGACATAACACCAATGGTAGAGTTTCTATTCGAGAGTGGTATGGCAGACCCTAAGAGGCTTAAATACTATTTCTTGAAGAAGGAATACTATCAGCGTTTAAAGGATCGTGCAGACGATGAGAGTTGCAATAGCATTAAGATGGATTTGGCTAACGACTTTGATTGTAGCTACCCACAGGTGAAGAATATCATTTATAAGTATAAGTACCTACAGCCTTAGTTGGGTATCACCCGACAAGGAAACCAAGATGCTTTGTTGTCTGCTATGTCCTGTGCTTGTGCTATAGGATGGTAACAGGGTGATTTCTCTGCTACGAACACCCAAGGATCAACGAAAGCTAGTTGTATCTTACGCTTTGCCAGTAGTGAGTAGATAGCTCTTATCGCTTCCTCGTTCACCCCAGCCGTTAGTAGTACTTTGTCTGCTTGTGGTAGGCACATCTTCTTACTACCCTTTGTCTCTGGTAGTCGTTGAGGTAGCTCGGTGATGTTAAAGCCTCCTGTATGATTAATTAGGGCTAGTATTCTCTTTTTCATGCTCCTTTATTACTTCACTAATTATTTTTAGGTGTGCTTCTTTGGTCATTATCTCACCTTTGTTTATTCCTCTCTGCAATAGCCACAGGTCTATCTTCTTGTTTAGCGTAGACCCGTCTACCTGTTTCTCTTCACCACCGTCTATTACATAGTGCATAACATCGGTAGGCATATCGTACCAGAATTTCATCTATCCTCCTTGCTTTCTAATGACTTGTAAATACTATGCAATACCTCTAGGTGGAACAGGCATTTAGCATACTGATGTAGCTCCATTGCTCTGAACCCTCCTAAGTGTTTAATCCACCCCGCAAACCTTTTAGACCTGTCTAGGGTTTTCTTTATCTTCTCTTGGTTAGCTGTCAATCCTTTCATTTTTTCCTTTTTGGTAACCTTGTTTCGTATTTGTAGTTTTTGTAATTAACACCGTTTCTTTGGGCTTTATAAAAACGACACTTTATAGCCGAATAGCTACAGCCCTCAACTTCTGCTATTTCTTTAAACCCATTGTAAACTTCGCTAGTATCTAGATTTGTTATCTTAACTTTAGGCGACCCAAGCTTTCCAGCTGCGTTTGCGTGCGCTGTGTTTTGTTTGCTGGTACACCACTCTAAGTTTTCAACCCTATTGTCTTGCTTATCAAAGTTTATGTGGTTTACAAAAGGCAGGTTATTGGGATTTTGAATAAAAACACTTGCAATTATTCTGTGCGCTACCTTTCGCCAACCCTCAGCAAGCGTTATAGACAAGTAGCCGTGATGGGTTGTTTGACCTTTTATATACTTATACTTAGGGCTTCTCTTGTCATAATTAACCCTTCTTATCCTGCCCATGTTGCTACACTCGTAGTGGTGTCTTGGTGCAGAAACTATTCTTTTCCAGATTTCTTTTTTCATTTCAATACGTTTTTCTCACGTTGTTAAAAAGAAGCGGTGCGAGAACGTGAACTCTTTGCATCGGGTAATTAATCCGAACACCGCTATAAATATACAAATTAATCCGATTCCAACCTAAGTATAGTGTTGTAAATGATGGCGTTGAACGCTGCTACTATAAACATAGTTGGGAATATTTTCCAGTCTACCCCTACAAGAAATGGATAGAGCACCAAAGTCCAAAAGCTGCTCATACACAAATAGCAGCCAACCACAGGTTTGAGAAGTATCTGGGTGATCGTTCCTCCTGACAGATATGGCTGTCTAAGGAAGTCTAAGACCATCCCCTTATCTGTTACCAGCCTAAGCCCTACTATTGCTAGTGATATTTCTAGTGCTTGTATTATCATAGTTCCTTGTTATTAAATACTTCTATTTTTGAATTGTAGAATGTTATATCGTAATCCTCTATGTCCTGTTTCATATATTCTAGTAGCCGTTCAATACGAGGAAAGTTGACGTTATACCGATTCCTCTCACTAGGGATAATCTTCTCGGTATCGTAAAAGTGTAGGTACTCATCAACATAGTTATCACACCCGTAAACGTCTATCTCTTTATACCCCCAGTGTATTGCTAGGTTCATAGCAAAGATGAGAGAGAAATTAATGTTAGCCACCTTCCACTCTTCAAACTGAAACCGACTACCGATATTCTCCCACTTACCACCGTACACCCTTAATGTGTGTACCTTTTCTTCTGGTGCATCTTTAAACCAGGTTCTAGGATCATCATACAGAGCAATAGCATCCAACTCAGTATACCGATAGGTGAAGTTAAGACCTATCCTGTACCCTTCGATACTATCAAGGTCATAACCTCTTAAACTATCACCTGTTCCTATAATGGATGCTTTCATTTGCTTATCTCGTGTCTCAGTGGGTCAACCATGTACTGCCTAGTATTAGGATTAATAGCCCTAACGCTGTACTCTGGTAGTTTTGCTTGACTAGCGGTCATAATGTCTGCATTGAGCTTCACTATTCTAAATTGTAAGTCCTTATGCACCTTCTCTAGCATTGCCATTGGGTAAACTAGGTATTCACCTTTAGAGAAATACGCTTGGTCTACTGTTATATGCGCTCCATACGCTTTGTTGTGCACATCGTGGTACTTACCATTCAATCGGTGTGTCTCCTTGCTTATCTGCGATAGTGCTACAGATAGCTTCTTGTTCTTCTGACGCTCTCTAGCGTATAATGCTAATGCACCTCCTAGAAGTGCCGTTACTGAGATTAATACTATTTCCATCATTTTAAAAAAGTTAAACCCTCCACCAAATCTAGCCAGCAACAGGCATCAAAATAGTGAAGGGTTTAGATAAATCTTCATTTGAGTTGCTAACTTATGGCAAATATACAAATAATTAGTACATTTGCAAATAGATGCGAATATCATGGTGTTTGGTTGAGTCGCAAATCAAACAACGAATTAGGTTAACTTAGGTTAGCCTTTTTTGTTTCGATTTTTTATTATACCTTTGCCATTGTATACCACTAATAACATAACCCCTTCACAGTATGTGGTATACTGCGTTGGGGTTCTTTTTTTTGGTTTTACGGACATACATTCGAGTGTTTGTGAAACATATTTGACTCGAAGCCCTTAGTAAAGGCAATCAACCTCAAAACATCTTTAACGAGATTACAACCCGAAACCCAGGCAATGACCCAAAGCCCGTCAACCTGGTCAAAAATGCATCCCATTGCTACGTGGATGAACAAAAAGAAAGGTGTTGTTAGTATGCGATCCAGTGAATAAAGAAAAGCTGGTGATGCTTAGTTTGAGAGGCGTAGCTTACTCTCTTACGAAGGATGGACTAACAACTGTAATGCGTACTAAACTGTGGCACTGAGATAGGATGCTAATAGAATAGGGGTTTTATGACTAAGAAGAAAAAAAAGAAGCACATTAAGCAGCACAGAATAATCGGAATATACAACTCTGTATTAACGGAATTTAATGTATATGGTGGTACGGAATCAGAAGCACTGCAACTAATAAAAACAACGTGCAGAGTTAAGTATGATGAATTTTACTGCCTAAGAAAGTCTAAGAAATAGACCAACACTAAAAACTCGCCTAGCTATTTTCGTAGCCTATGGCGAATATTCTATTTAATCAACATGGTGACACTACAGAAGTAGACATCATAGGAGATATAGGCGAAGACTGGTTCGGAGACGGTAACACCTTAGAATCGGTAAAAGCTAAATTCGACAACCTCAACTCTACAAGCCTTATCATTAACATCTCCTCACTAGGGGGTCACGTTCATGAAGGGTTAGCAATAAGAGACCTTATACATTCTTATAGAGGTCACACTATCGGAAACATTATAGGCTGGACGGCATCAATGGGTACTATCGTTGCTCTAGGCTGTGACGAGGTTCATATCTCTGAAAACTCTCACTTCTTAGTACACAACGCCTGGACAGGTGTAGTTGGTAACTCAGCAGAGCTAAGAGAGACGGCAGAGGAGTTAGATAGAATAGACAGACGGTTAGTAGGCATCTACAAGAAAAAGACCAACAGAGCAGACTACGAGATTACAGAACTAATGGCACAAGAGCGGTGGTTATCACCAGAGGAAGCTATTCAGTGGGGTTTCGTGGATCGTATCGTGCAACCTTCTAAGATGGCTGCATCTGTAAACCAAAAAGACTTTGTAAAAGCTGGACTACCAGCAGTACCAGAAAAACTAAATTCAAAAATTTCAGAAATGAACGACAAAACTATTAAAGAGGAGTTTGCTTCTTTAAAAGATTGGTTTGTAAACACATTCCAAAACAAGGCAGACGAATCAGTAAACGTCCTAGACTCAAAAGAGGTACAGGACAAACTAGCTGAGTTTGAAAACAAGGCTACAGAACTACAGGCAAGCGTAGATGCTCATGCAGAACAATTAGAAGCATTGGAAGCAGAACACGCAGAGAAGGTAGAGGCTATCGAGTCTGACCACGCTACTAAGGTTGAAGAATTCGAGACTAAGATCGGAGAGTTCGAGTCAACAGTAGAGGAGCTTAATGGTAAGCTAAACGGTGCTACTACTACTGAAGGTGGTAAGAAAGCTGAGAGTGATCCAGAGGTAGGTGAAGAGCCTAAGTTAAACGCTGGTCAATCAATTATCAAGAACCTTCTAAAGGGTTAATAATGGGAGTTCGCATTAAGTACAAGGCAGAAGTATCGCAAGGCGGTATTAAGTCAGAACAGGAGTTCGAGGTGTCTGTACCAGAGGCAGACTTGGATTGGTTCAAAGAAAAATTTAAAGCTGTGGTAGTGGGTAAGCCATCCGCTAAGAAAAGCTCAAAAAAATCATAAACTTATAAAACTTTAAAAAATGGCAGATTTGATTACGCACTCGCTCTCCTTTGAGAAAGAGTCAATTATGGAGTATTTTATCACTCCTCTATTCGTTCAGTCGGACATCCGTAACATCGTTACCGTTCGTACTGACATTAAGAACAGCGAAAAGCTAGACTTAATTGATAACCTTGATAAGATTACTAAGGCTTATGCTGAGGGTACTTCTTTTACTTCTTCTACTGGTGTAACGATCACTCAAAAGACGTTGACGGTAGCAGATATGAAGGCACAAGTAGACCAGAACGGTAAGGCTTTCTTAAACTATGTTAAGCAATCACTACTTCGTCGAGGTGTTGACGAAAACAACATTGAAGGAACACTATTCGAGGAGATTGTTATGGAAGTATTCATGACAGGACTTGCAAGAGATTTACAACGTCAGTTGTTCTTTGGTGACCTACAGAAAGAAGACATCGTTGCTGGTGTTCCAGATGGTTCGGCTGATGCTGACTACAACCAATACGACGGTTTTTGGACGCTTATCATTGACGATATTGATGCTGGTACTATTCCTTCGGGACAATATGTAGACCTAAACACTTCTACTTATGTAAATACAGTAGCGGTAAAAGAGGTTGATACGGTTACACTTTCGGGAACGGCTGGAACGGCTAACATCAACATCAACGGTACTAACTACCTAGCAACTTTCGATACTGACCTTAGTACTACAGCAGCGAACTTTGTTACATCTCACTCAGCGACTATCTTAGCTCGTTTCGGTAAGATTGTAGTTACTTCTTCTGGTGCAGATGTAATCGTTACTGCTGGCGTTGCTGGTATGGCTCAACAAGATCCAACTATCGCTAACGTTTCTGGTAACCTTGCGGGGTCAAATGCAAATACCACTGCTAGTGTAGCAACGGGAACGCTAAAATCTGATGCAGCCTTAACATCATTTAAGAATATGTGGTCAGCAATGCCACCAGAGCTTAGAGGAAAAGTTAAGATGGAAGGACGCATCATGGTTACTGCTTCTATGTATGATAACTACTCTGATACTATCGAGACTCTTAACGGGTCAGATGCAGCGTACAGAACGCTACTTGATGGTGCAGACGTACTTTCATTCAGAGGTGTTCCAATCATCGTTCGTGAAGAGTGGGATGAGCATATCGAGAATGATTTTGCTTCTGTACGTCCTCACAGAGCGTTACTTTCTATCCCAGCTAACCTTGTAGTTGGTACGGATGGAGTTTCTGATGATACTAACGTTGAGCTTTGGTATGAGAAGAAAGACCAGCGTAACTACTTCAGAGCGGAGTACAAAGCTGGAACGCAGTACATCCACGAGGAGTACATCGTAGCAGCATACTAATTATAAACTTTAAGAGAGGCGGGATTAGTTTCCCGCTTCTTTTTACAATACAAAAATAAATGGCATTATCAGCAGGATTTTCGAGAGCGTGTTCAGCGTCTTCTGGTGGTTGTTTGCAGCTTTGGCTTGGTAATATCTCTCAGTTAACTAGTTTCACACTAGCTACTGACGGTACTTACTCAGCACAGACTTTGACAACTGGCTCAGTGATGTACGAATACGAGTTCGAGCAAGATACGGCAGAATTTAGAGAGGTTGTTACGGTTGACGAAGCGACAGGTTCTATTTCTGTATCACAAGAGATTGAGTTCTACCTACGAAAAATGACTGACTCTTCAAGAGATGCTATACAGGCACTTATTGATGAAAGCTCATGTGGTTTGTTCGGAGTAGTTAAAGACGCTAACGGTACTCAGTGGGTACTAGGTTACAACGAAGTTTCTACGACTAACCGACCACTAAGAATGTTGTCAGATAACAGCACGACGGGAAAAGCGTTTACGGACGCTAACGGATCAACTGTTATTTTGAAATGTGTTAACCAGGAGAAGGCTAGAACTTTCACAGGTACACCAACAACGTAATATTATGGCTAAGAAAAAGGATAGCGCAGAAGAGGCTGCACCACTAAAGGCATACGGCTACGAGTCGTGGTTGGAAGGGTGTAATATCGGAGCGCATAAAGTAATCACGATTTCCGACAAGACCTCTCAAACTGACTTGAAAAAATTATTTGAGTTAGGCATAAAAGGTATCGTGAAGAACTAGCTTCTTTGGATTGTTCCATTGTTTTAAAGGGGAGGGAGTTTCGTACTTCTTCCCTTTTTTATTAACTTCGCAATTATGCAACCACGAAACAAGAAAGGTCAGTTTAGCAAGAGACAGCAAGTTATCAAAGTGGGGGTTGTAAATAAGACCACTGCCACAGAACTGCCGACAGAGAATAAAGACAAGAGAAAGGATAGAAACATCGACTACATCAAGTTTGGTAGTGATAACCTTTTCCCACAAGCAGCAGCCTTGATTACTAGGCGAGCAGCTACACACAGAGCAATACTAAACTTCAAGAACCTCTATGTTTCTGGTGGTGAGTTAAACGTAGGAGAAGAGAACGCTCCTTTACTAGAATATATCTCTTCTGTTAACGATAGAGGAGAGTCTTTAAAAGCTATTTTAGATAGAGTATTCTTCGACTACAATGCTGGCGGTAATGCTTATCTAGAGATAGCTACAGACAGTTCACGTTCGTTTATGAACCTGTACCATAAAGATTGGACTACGGGACGTGTAGCGAAAGGCGGTAAAGACATTATCTTTAACCCTGACTGGGCTAACAGAAAAAAGAACGACGAGGATGACTATGTGCTACCTATCTACCCAGAGTTTGAAGAGGTGGACGGTGCTTTGCGTTCTGTGATCCACTTCAAGAGTTACGAGCCAGAGTTTGTATATTATGGTTTAGCAGATTGGATGCCAGCCCTAGATTCTGCTGGTATTGCCTACAAGACTAACAAATGGAATATCTCACGACTAGACAATTCATTCAATGCTTCGGGTGTGTTGATGGTGGATGGTGATATAAACGAAAAAGATGCAGCAGCCTTAAAGGATGAGTTCGAGGAAGAGTTCACAGGAGAAGGTCAGACGGGTAAGGTGCTGATGATGATAAAAGACTTAGGTGGTGGAGGGTCAGATTTCACACCTATCACCTCTACAGAGGACGGTAACTGGTTGCAGTTGCATAGTCAGAGTAGAGACGAGTTGATAGCTGCTCATCAATGGTTTCAGTCGTTGAGTGCTGTTGCACAGCCTGGTCAACTAGGAAACAACCAATTAATGCGTAACGAGTATCAGTATGCTCATAACACTACTATTGCCTATGTACGGTCACAGGTGATGCCAATAGTTAAGATGCTACTGAACAAAGAGCTTAACCTAGACACTTCTGAGATGGAAATAAAGAACCTTCCTAGCGTATCACTTCTAGACCTTGTAAACGCTAATAAGTTTGTCAAGATATGGGAGGCACGCAAAGAGGCTGGCCTAGACTTTGACGAGGATGCAGAAGACCAACAGTCGTATATCGAGGGTGAATCAAGACAAATTAACTTATAATGGCACAACTAATTACAGCAGCACAGTGTATTACCTATGCGTTTGTAGATGCTAACACCGATGCTAGTATGATCGGTGATACATTTATCGAGATAGCACAGGAGGCGCATATACGTCCCGCACTAGCATGGAAAGAAACTGATGATGCAGAGAGCTTATACGAGCAGATAGTCTCACAGAACAACTCTAGCAGCCTTACAACGGCTAACCAGACTTTGTTAGATAGCTATATTATCCCCGCTTTAGCTTTCTATGTGAAGTATGAGATGATAAATGACATTTCTATAGAGGTGTCTAGTCATGGTGCACAGGTACAAACGCCAGAGTTTGCCAATGCTGCTAGTGACGCACAGCGTAGAGAGATAAAGAACCAAGCCTACGAGCACGCCAATGTATTAAGGGATAAGATGATTCGATACATAGAAGACCCTGACAACATTGCTAGTTATCCGCTTTACAACAGTGGCAACAATGTAGGTAACAGCGTTAGTCGTAGAGGTGGTATTATAATGAGTGGTAAAACAGGTCAAGACATAGGATAATGTTACACGAGAATATAACAGCAGACGGTCAGAAGCATTTCCCTAAAGGATGGGAGGGTGCAGCAGTATGGTCGTACCCGATTAAGACGGCAGCGGGCAAGATAGAGTGGTTCGGTGTTCCCGTACTACCACAGGCAAGCGACCTAGTAAGCAGCATAGCAGCACCACCAGCGGAGACTTTAGGTAAAACATATCTAATAAACAATGCAGTAGGTGACCTTACGGTAAGTGCTATCAACTGGCAGAGCGGTACTACGGTGCGTTATACGTTCTCAGGATCACCAGACCTTAGTGCTGTAGGAGCTAATGACTATTTCTTTAGTAGTGGTGCTGCAAACTCGGTAAATGATGTAACGGCAGCGTTAATATCTACGGTAAATGATGGTTCGGATTATATAGAAATTACCAACCCTAATGTCACAGACGCTACGGACGATGAGACAACGGGAGCTACTAGCAATGTAACGGCAGCAGAGTGGGACGGTGCTCCTATCAATAGCTGGGTAAGGTTCGGTGCATTGACGTGGGAGAATCAGACTAGTGTTGATGGTATGGCGTGCTACCTAGTTGACCAGGATTCTACTTACGAGTTTGACGGTTCAACGTGGGCGAGTGCAGTAGGAGCGGTAAGCACACTAGCTCAAACTTTAGCGGCTGGCAACACTACAGGCGGTACAGACTTACAGGTAAGTACTGGTGATGACCTTATTATAGATGACCTTACTACGAACGGTCTGATGTATGATAACGGGTCCAAGGTTACCAATAGTGCAGACTTAACGTATGATGGTGATGAATTTAAGCACACCACTACAACGGGAATTATGTTGTCTTCTTATGATGGCTATACGCCTAGTACTAACTGGTGGGAGGTAGCTGATAGGTCAGGTCTTATTGCAGCGTCTTACTCTAGGGCTGGTCATTGGACTATCGGCAGACCATTGTTCAGTGATTTCTATATTGATGGCAATAACGGGAATATATTGATGGCTAACCTACCAACTTCTTCCGCTGGTCTTCCTTCTGGAGCATTGTGGAATAATTCAAACGTAGTCAACATAGTATAATATGGGAATAACTTGGGGAAATAAGAACTTGGGGTCGAGTGACCTTTATCACTGTTACGACTTTAGAAACTACAAAAGCTATCCAGAGTCAGGAACAGCGTTAGGTGATATGGGTACTCAGAATGATGATGGTACTCTAGTAGGCTCACCAACATTCACAACGCCTTACATAGACCTCAACGGTTCAACGCAGTATGTTAACTTAGATGGTGTAGATGCAACTTCACAGGGCTATACTGTTTTTACTCTAGCTGGATGGGTAGCACCTGACGACGCAACGCCAGCAAGTACCGAATACATATTCAGTATCTCAGACACCAATGCAAACGAGTACTTTGGTATTTACATAGCTACAGATGGTAAGATAGGTGCAACACTGGTAGATGCTGGTGTAGTACAGTGGACGTTCGAGAGTGACAGCGCAGTATTTACCGATGCTACATGGACGAACTTTTACTTTGTTCATGATGGTGTAGCCCCTATAATGTTTATTGACGGTGCTAGTGAGGCTATTACGTTTAGTGTAAGTACTGATAAGACTAAAAGTACAACAGACCTAGCGGGTACGGATAACACTAGATGGGGGTGTTTGAATGTGAATAGTGGCGGTAACACTAACTTTCTAGATGGTAAGATAGGTTGCTTGTATTTGTATCAGGCTTATTACGGTGCTGCTTCTGCAACTACTTTCTATGATAATTCTGTAGACTGGTATTAATGTACGGGATTATAAACATATCAGATAAAGAGAATATCAACTACGGTTGTTTGGTTCACGATGTAACAAACATACGACCATCAAACGACGGATTGTTAGCCATCATAGAATGGGAGGGTGATGTGTGTGATGATCACATAAAACCATACCTTATAGACAGCAAAGAGTGGACTCTTGAAGATATAAAAGAAGAAGTGAAGAAGGATAATTGGAAACATGAAGATGTTATCTAATGGGAGCGACAGAAGGAAATACAGCTATCATACAGGACAACTTATCGTTTATAGTTGACCCTCAAAATTATGCTTGTTACCCAGAGAGCGGGACTGCTGTAACGGAGTTGTCTGTCAATCGTGAGAGTTGCACTTTAGTTGGTGGTACTGGGTTCACTTCTCCAGCGTTTACGTTTGACGGTGTAAATGATGAGGTGGATTGTGATACAGCATTCTCCAACATAAGCTCAGATACAACAGGCACTATTGAAGCGTGGGCAAAGCCAACAACAGCAGCGAATACTGAACAGATAGTAGCGTTCGGTGATGCTAATGGGGATGTTGTGATAAACTTAATTAATATAGCGGGTAAGTTAAGGGCTGTGTCTCGTGAGTTTCCTACTACGCATTGGGTATTGCTTAGTGATAACATTGTCTTTTCAGATGCTACTTGGTGTCATATAGCGGTATCTCAAAACGCAACATCTCCCGTTATCTATTTTAATGGTGTTGCTATAGCTCAGACATTCACAACCTCAACGGATAAGACTAAATGGCTAGGCTCTTATTCTGGTCTTGACACAATGAGAGTTGGTGCTCTTGACTATAATAGTTTAGGCAGTGGGTTTTTCTTTACAGGCTCTATTGGCATTACTACATATCACAGCATAGCATTATCAGCAGCACAAGTACTAAGAAACTATAACGCAACAAAAGACATATACTTATAATGGAACTAGAACAACAGACAGTAGAGAAGATATTAAACTACCTATCAACGAAGCCTTATAGAGAAGTGAGTGGCTTGATAGGTGAGGTGCAACTACAGATTAAGAAGGACGCTAGTAAGAAGAAATAATGGCTGAGATAACTAGAGAGGGCACGAACATTAAGATAAACGACGGTATTGAGATACAGTATTATCTTCTTAGTGATATTCGTGTTCGTGTAGAGGGTAATACTTTAGAGATTCGCCACAAGGATAAGATAGTACACACTTATGTTTACACTGATATTGTACTGCCTGAAGGTGACACGCTTGAAGAAATAGCTGATAAAATTGCTAACTTTACACAAGAGCTAGATGATACTGAGAGATGGTTAAAAGCTACTGATCAAAATACTAGAGTCTTGGCGCAGATTCTAAAGGAGCAAGAGACAACAAATAAATATTTAAGAAAAATATATAATCCTAAATGATATGGAATTAAGTGATGGTACTGGGTTCGGGTATCGAGCGAAGGTCAACAATCAAAACCAACTAGAAACGCTGGCAGTGACAACGAATAGAGTTGCTGACATCTCAAATAACGAAGAGACAGCGCATCTAATTGCAACAGACTTTGTATCGTTGACAACCACAGGCTCTTTCAATGCTCTATTGTACATAAAAAATAACAGCAGTAAAACGCTATTCATCCAAACTATAAGAACCTGTTCAGATGGTAGCGGAAGCCTACAATTAAGGCTGATAAAAAACCCTACCTCTGGCACTATCGTTAGCGATGCCAGTGCAGCAGATTCCCGTAGCTCTAACATGGCAAGCTCTGTATCTTTTGATGGCTTGGCGTATACTGCCAGTGGAGACGGTAAGACGATAACGGACGGTGATAACTTGACTCAGTTTATTAACAAGTCACCTGGTCACAGTATCCAAGAATATGACGGAGCGGTAGTGATTCCGAAAGGAAAGAGTATAGGTTTAACTTGTAAGCCATCTGTAGCTACAACGGTATGCGTTGAGGTTCAGTGTTGGTTTGAATAATTAGAAAAAATGGCAGAAGAAATAATAGACGGCACAGGATCGGGAAGGTCAGCGAAGGTAGATGATAACAACCAGATACATACTTTCTCGATTACAGAAGACGAGCAAAAGCAAGCAGCCGATATAGGTAACGAGTACAACATCAACACAGGCACGATAGCCTATACTGGTACTGGTACAAGCTCAATGATATATTTTAAGAATGATGAAGACGAGCCATTTATTATTACCGCGATTGCGGTAGGTTTGGGTACTCGTTCGGCAACGGTTACAGATGCAGCTTACATTACAATTATCAGAAATCCTACGGGCGGTGATGTTATTAGCGATGCTTCTGCGGTAGCTATGAACTCTAATACTAACTTCGGTAGCGATAAGAGCTTAAAGTCAACAACGCTTGCGTATAAAGGTAAGGACGGAGGAACTATGACAGGCGGTACTAATCATGGTCTTTTGTACATGAATGATGGCAGACTATTCGCAGGCTTGAATATAGAGCTTTTAAAGGGGTCTAGTGTTGGTGTTACTATTGACTTGAATACTTCGGGTGGTGCTAACGCTTACTGTGCGCTTATTGGCTACATAAAAGACCCTAAAAATAAATGAGTCTAGTCACCAAAATAAAAGACGGCTACGGCAAAGATAATTTCCTTAAAATCAATGGTGAGGGAGAGGTGTCTGTTGTCGTGCATACTCATCCACCCGATGATGAGGGTGTCTCCTCTTTGCCGTTTCGTCAGTATTTTACTGATGATGGTACTAGTGCTGGTGATAATGACATGAGGGTCAATGGAAGCACTAACAATGTTGACTTTTATATCAAGGCAGATAACGAGTACGACATCTACATTAAAACTCTAAGCGTAAAGTTGGCTGATGCTGGTGCAGCGTTTAATGAGTTTGGTAACCTTTCCTCTCTGACTAACGGTGTACAGATAGAGTGGTTCAGTCAATCGCTGGGAGACTTTGAGATACATGACGGTATCAAAGATAACTTAGAGTGGTTCAGACTGTCTAAACAAACGCCTACGATCATTGACTTGAGTGGTGGTGGTGCTGATGCTGTATTAACTACTATTGATATGGGCGAATTATTTGGCAATCCTTGGGGAGTCCGATTGAAGCAAAATTCAACAGAAAAATTAATCTTAAGAGTTCGTGATAACCTGTCTACAGGTATTGACGAATTTAATGTAATCGGATACGGAGTTAAGGTATGAAAATAAATGATTTGATTGAGTTGGCTATAGTAGACAGTGTAGGGGTTATGCTGTTAATGTTCGACCTAGACACTGGTTTAAAACTTGTAGAGCTATGTGTTGGACTTTCTCTTATTGCTTTTAACGCTTGGAAGCTGTTTTCGGGTGTTAAGGAATACAAGGATAAAAAGGGCAAGTAATGGAGACTTACGAAATGATAGAGTTGATAATAGGGTTCGTTGAGCTTGGTGGCTTTCCTGTACTCATTTGGTTCTATCGTAAGTACACAAGGCTACAGAACGACAACAGAGAATTGAAGCAAGATTTATTGAAGTACCAGATAAAAGAAGAGTTAAGAAGTGAGAGTTGATGAACGGATCGAAAATAATAGATATTATTATGGGTCTTATCATCGCAGCTATTACGGGTGCAGTTGGATACCTTTTTACGTCCATTGCTGACCTAAAGCACAACCAAGACCAGACGTTAATAAAGGTAGAGCAGAATAGGGGTGAGTTAGATGATGTCTGGTCAAAATACAATAAGAACGAGGAGGACGAGAAGATAGAGATGCAAAAGGAGTTCGACTTTGCATTAAGGCTTATTGACAAGCAACACGAGTTAGAGATAAAGCAAAAGGACTTAGAAATAAAACTACTCAAATGAAGCACAAGCACTACCCAGAAGAGATTAAGGAGTACATGAGGATGCTCATGAACAAGGAGAAGAACAATGCCAATATAGCTAGACAGCTAAAAGACAAGTTTAGCTCCTATTTTATTGACACAGAAGCAGAGAGTATTCGCACTAGTGTTAGATATAATCGTAAAAGATGGAACATAAAAGCTAAGGAACAACCCATAAAACGGTTGTTTTTTGATTTAGAGACTAGCTATATTACTGCTAGGATATGGAGACCAGGCAAGCAGTACGTCAATCCAGATAATATCATAGGACACACCAAGATTATTTGCGCTTCTTATAAATGGCAGTATGAAGATAAGGTACACACTTTGGTTTGGGATAAGAAGCAGAACGATTCTAAGCTAGTAAAGCAACTTATAAAGGTCTTAGGAGAGGCAGACGAGATAATAGCCCACAACGGTGACAGGTTTGATATTAAGCAGCTACGCACTAGGGCTATACATACAGGACACTTAATGTATGCTCAGTACAGGACACTAGACACGCTTAAAAAGGCACGACAGTACTTTGCTTTCCCTTCTAATAAATTAGACTATATTGGTAAGGCACTTAACTTAGGGCGTAAGCTAGACCATGAAGGTATGGACTTATGGGTGAAGGTGGTAGAGCATAAGGATAAGGATGCTTTGAGTAGGATGGTGGCGTACTGTGAGCAAGATGTGATATTGCTAGAGGAGGTCTATCAATGTATTTCTCCGTATATTTACCACAATACTAACTTCGCTGTTATGAAAAATGGCGATAAATGGCATTGCCCAGAGTGTACTAGCGACAACGTAGAGAAGTGCCACGACGATGTGACAGCAATGGGTATAATACGAAAGATAATGCGGTGTAACGACTGCAACAAACAGTACAAGGTATCTAACCATACTTATATGGGTATGCTAGAAAGTTTAATGTATAATAAAGGATAATGAAAACAACGTTTGAAGAGTGTGTAAATGCGGTACTAGCCCACGAGGGTGGTTATGTGGATGATCCAACAGATAGGGGTGGTGAGACTAATTATGGTATCACTAAGAAAGTAGCTAGAGAGAATGGTTATGGCGGTGATATGAAAGAACTACCTAAGAGTACAGCACAGGATATTTACAAAGCTAAGTATTGGGATAAGGTAAGAGCAGACGAACTACCCGAATCTGTAAGGTATGCTATTTTTGATACAGCTATCAACATGGGCGTTAGCAGAGCAATTAAATTACTTCAAGAGGTTGCGGAGTGTGAGGTAGATGGTATTATAGGAAGTCAGACCATAATAGCTTCTTTTGAGGTGTCTTTAGAGGCTTACTGTTTGCAGAGAATGTATTTTTACTGTCAGATAGTTAGGCGAGATAAGTCACAGGCTAAATATATTGGTGGTTGGTCAAATAGAGTTATGGATATTGTTAAAATAGCAAAGGGATGAATTACTTTCAAAAATTAATTAGTAATGGTGACGAAGCGAGCTCTAAGAGGTTTATAGCAATCTTTGTTACCTGTTTCTTGCTTTCTGGTACTTGTATAGCTATTTGGATTAAGGGTAGTGCTGATGATTATTCGTCGTTAGTCGTTAGTTTGTGTTTCTTTATAGGTGGTTTAGTTGGCGTGGCAGCATACCAAAAAGTAAAAGAAGATGGTAAAAAAGATAAGCCCGACTAACTGGCTGTTTCTTGCTATTATAGCTTCTTTAGCTATTATGTGGGGGATAGAACGTTGGAACGGAAACAAAGCGCACAGAGAGCTTAAAAAGCACTATGAGGATGAGTTCAAAAGAAAAGAGGAGCACATACTTCGTAATGAGTTTTTTATTGACTCTGTAACAACGTCGAGCAAAAAAAAAGATTTGATAATAGACTCTCTAGATGGGGTAATATCAGAAAGCCAAGCAAAGGTTATTTATATAGAAAAAAAATCAGATGAAAAGATTGATGTTATTCGTGGTGCTAGTAGGGATTCTACCCGTAGCATATTCACAGGAGGTTGACACACTTTGTTTTACTGTGGATCAAATAAAAGACGCTAACGTTAAGATACAGAAAGGAAAGGCGTGTGCTGAAATCAACAAAGAGCTAAACAGTCAACTAACATCGGTGGCTCAACAACGACAACAAGACAGCTTAAAGATTAATGACTATATGAAAAAGGAGTCTGTCTATATGGCTAACGACTCAATTAGGCTTTCGCAAATACAGGTAAAGCAGAACCTAGCTAATGAGTACAAGAAAAAGGCAAAGCGTGATAAATGGATATGGGGTGGTGCTGGTTTAGGATTGGGCATTGCCGTTGGTATTCTTGCGGGTTTCCTATCTAAATAGTATCTTTGTGTATGAGTAGTTAGCTCATGGTTTCTAGGGGACACCTCTCGATTAGTTTCGGGGGGTGTTTTTCGTTATATGAAAAAATAATTCACTTTTCTTTTGGTTATTTGATATATATATTTGTATATTTGTCTTAACAAAAACAAAGAGCTATGAAATTTACTTATCAAAACCAAGAATTAGACGTTTACATCGAAGACCACATTATAGAGGTTTACAGAGATGGTGAAGACATTACACACATAGTAGATAGGTTAGCTGGGATGCAACCAGCTTACACCGACATTTACTGCCAGATTGAACAGGCATGGAACCAATTTTAAAACTAGAAACAATGGCAAGATACGAATACTTATGCAAGCTAACCACCGACATAGAACGGGAGGTTATGAAGGATAGAAAGAACGTAACACAGTTCTCCTTAAACAAACTAATCAACGAACTGCTAGAGAAGCACTATAAGCTACAACATGACACTAAGTAAACTAGAAAAGACAACGATCGGCTTTCACCTACTAGCTATTGACCTAGCAGAGGATGCAGAGGAGAAGACAGCAAAAGCAGAAGAGCTATTTGAGACTATTGCAAGATGGATGAAGCAGTCTGAAAGATATGGCTACCTAGATGGTCAGGCAGACGAATTAAAATTACAGATAAAAAAGTACAACAATGAGCAAGATTGAAACACTATTTGACGGACAAGATGGTATAGATGATTACGACTACCAATTCCAAGTCTACAGAGCAGCACAATTAAAGCGTATGATGACTCCTAACGAGTATGAGGTACGCCAACTACAGGAACAACAAATAAACGATTACAATGGAAATACTAAGTAAGCCAATACAAGCCCACGAAATAGAGTGGAGGGTGCAGAGCCAAACAAAGAACAAGGACAAACTAATAGTAGTGCCTTACATCACCAACAGATGTGTAATGGAAAGGTTCGATGAGCAGTTTGGTACTCTAGGATGGACAAGCGAGTTTAAAGAGATAGCAAACGGTTTTATCTGTAGGATCACAGCGATTGACACAGGGGTGTTTAGAGAGGACGGTGCAAGTAAGACATCTATAGAGCCAGAGAAGGGCGGTATAAGCGATGCAATGAAGAGGTGCGCTGTGCAGTTCGGGCTTGGTAGAGGCTTGTACAACTACCCTAGAACTATGATAGAGACAACGGATAAGTACATACCTAATTGGGCAAAGGAACGCCTTACCAAGATGGTAGAATCAATTAATAATGGGCTAGTAGTGCCTGAAATAGTAATTTTAAAACAAAAATAAGATGGAAATTAAAGGATTAATACACAAGATTTATGATACTCAGATCTTCGAGTCGGGTTTTCAAAAGAGAGAATTTGTAATAAACACTGGCGGTGACTATCCCCAAATGATTAAGTGCGAGCTAATAAAAGACAAATGTAGCTTACTAGATAACTACGAAGTTGGGCAAGATGTGTCTGTTTCAATTAATATCAGAGGTAGTTATCACGAGCCATCGGATAGATACTTTGTAAATATCTTGGCTTGGAAAATGGATAAGGTAGATGGTGCGCCACAACAAGAGGTTAAGGAACAACAAACGTTTAGTGACGGATCACCAGCACCAGAAGAGTCAGGAGATTCGCTGCCATTTTAATACCTAGAAACCATGAGAGACTATTTATACAATTTAAACGAAGCTGTAATAAACGGAGAGAAGAACCCTCTAGAGGTTTATGTAGAGCTTAAAGGATTAGAGAAACTGTTAAAAGACGTTATCAGTGCTGTGCAGCCCGATGCAATAGACGAGGCAGAGAAGTACGGCAAGGGTGAGCACGATGCCTACGGTGCTAAGTTCCAAGTAAAGAACGGTGCTGGGCGGTGGAGCTTCAAAGGTAACCCAGAGTGGGTAGATGCAGAGGCTAAGAAGAAAGCTATAGAGGAGCAGTTAAAAACACTTTTTAAAGGTGGTGTTGTAGGAGTTGACGAAAGCACAGGAGAGATGATTAAGGGTGCAGAGTTCACTCCTGGTAAAACTACAATAGCGGTAAGATTATGAAAATACTATTTGATCGGGTGAGGGGTATGCTGGAGAAGCACCCCCACCTTCGAGACAACGACAACGCACTGTTATCTAATATCTGGTGGAACGATTCAGACTCAGAGAGCAAAGAGGAGTTTTTAAAAGAACTCTCTACAGGTAATCTAGTAGCACCAGAAAGCATTACAAGGGCTAGGAGGAAGGTACAGGAGCAGCACCCAGAGCTAAGAGGCAAGAAGTACAACGAAAGGATTAAACGACAAGAAGAAGTAAAACAGCAACTAAGAGACTATGGAACTAATGAAATATAAAATATGCTTAGACTACCACTACTACGGTAGAAGCATAGAGGAGATCAACAAGGGCAACAACAGCTACTACCATATCACAGCAGACCTTATAGAGTCGTGGATGGGTATAGAGGACATCTTTAGAAGTGTTCTAAGGCAGATAGCCAATAGAGAGCGTAGAATGCAGCCAGTGCAGAAGACAGAGCGCAGATGCTTAAACTATAAGACAGAGCCATACTACGCAACAGAAAAAGAGCTAATGGAGTCACCGTTAGTATTTCAAAAATTTACAGATTTAATAAGCTATGAAGAAGTACGATAAGAGTAAGAATGTTTATGAAGCATCTATAGAGAGAGTTGAGTTTATATTCAACAACTTTGATAGGATATATCTCTCTTTTAGTGGTGGTAAGGACAGTGGCATTATGCTTAATCTAGTTTTAGATTACATGAGAGCCAATGACATTACAGAGAAGATAGGTTTAATGATCTTAGACAATGAAGCGAACTATACCCACTCTCTAGAGTTTATGCACGACATTATACAGGATAACTTAGATTTGCTAGATGTTTACTGGTGCTGCTTGCCTATTACCCTTCCTTGTACGGTAAGCTCCTTTGCTACCGAATGGCAGTGTTGGGGTGTTGAGGATGAAGATAGATGGATAAGACCAATGCCAAAAGAGGACTACATAGTTAATATGCAGAATCATAAATTTGACTTCTTTGAAGAAGATATGGCTTATGATGAGTTCTGGGATAAGTTCGGTGATTGGTACGCACAAGGGAAGCGGTGCGCCTGTATGATTGGTATTAGGGCTGATGAGAGCTTAAACAGGTTTAGAACCATTGTTAATGACAGAAAGGTTTCTTTAGATGGTCAGAAGTGGACTAAGAAGAATACTAAGTTTGTTTACAACTGCTATCCTGTTTATGACTGGAAAACTGATGATGTGTGGGTAGCTAATGCAAAATTCGAGTGGAAGTATAACGAGCTTTATGATATTTTTTGGAAAGCTGGTTTAAGTGTGGCTCAGATGCGTGTAGCCTCTCCATTTATGAGTGAGTCTAAGTCTAGCCTAAACCTATACAGGGTTATTGACGCTGGTGTTTGGTCTAGGTTGTGTGCCAGGGTGGCTGGTGCTAACTTCATTGCTACATACGGAAAGCAACTAACATACAAGAGTTTTAAATTACCAGAGGGTCACACATGGAAATCTTTTACTAAGTTTCTATTAGACACCTTGCCAGAACATTCTGGTGAAAATTTTAAGGCTCGCTTCATTCAAAGTATTAGATACTGGTGGAGGGTCGGACGGGGTCTGTCTGATGAGGTAATTTTGGACTTACAAAAAAATGAAATACCTTTCACGCTAGGGGACAAAACGAGGCATGGAAACAAGGACAAGACTTGTATTAGGATGCTGCCTCCAGACCACTTAGATATGCTTAAATGTCATAACTCAGAGGTAACAAGTTGGAAGAGGTTTGCTATTACGATCCTGAAGAATGACCATACTTGTAAGTATCTTGGGTTAGCTCCTACAGCAGAACAAGCGAAACGACAAAGGGCAATAGTAAAGAAATATAGAGGCGTATGACACAAGAGATATTCGACGGTATGGTTATGTACTTAGGCGGTCACATAAAGCTAAAGAGGTACATAAGATACAAGACAACACCCCACTCAATACCAATAAGGATATACGAGATTAAAGAGGGAGATAAACTAGAGGATTATGGCGAGGCAGCGTCAACGGTACTGCAAAGATTAAGATGGTTAACATATTTAAAACAAGAACATGAAAGTAACGAAGATCAAAGATTGTTTGAATACATCGAGAGATGTTAAGTTCAAAGAAGGAAGAAGCGTAAGAGTGGTATTAGAAGAGGATGGTATGGGTTTCTCCATACACAAGACAATAATACCAATAGGTCAGAAAGGACACTGGCATTATACTAACCACCAAGAGAGCTGTTATTGCATTAAAGGGAGAGGTATATTAACAAACCTAGAGACAAAGCAAGAGTTTATTATTGAGCCTGATACTTGTTATTCTCTAGATAACCACGACGATCACACTTTTGAGGCTCTAACAGATGTGGTATTAATATCAGTATTCAACCCGCCTTGCAAAGGTCAGGAGGTACACCAAAAAGACGGAAGTTATTCAATTTAAAAACTTAGAACTATGAACAAAGAAGCAAAACAATACAAATCACCAGTATACAACGTAATAGCAGTGCCTATAGATAAAGTTACTGCCAACGACTATAACCCTAATGCTGTTGCACCACCAGAGATGGCACTACTAGAGACCTCTATTTGGGAGGATGGTTACACGCAGCCAGTAGTAACGGTCTATGATGCTGAGAATGATATGTATGTGGTAGTAGATGGTTTTCACCGTTTCCTTACCCTAAAGAACAGCCAAAGAATATTAGACAGAGAGGAAGGTATGTTGCCTTGCGTAGTGCTCGATAAAGATATGAGTGACAGGATGGCTTCTACCATTCGTCATAACAGGGCGAGAGGTAGCCACAGTATTGAGCTTATGTCAACGATAGTATCAGAGCTTGTAGAGATGGGTAAGGGTGATAGATGGATATGTGAGCATATTGGTATGAGTCCAGACGAGCTACTGCGGATGAAGCAAGTAACGGGATTAGCCTCCTTATTTCAAAACAAAGATTTCTCTGACTCATGGACAGGAGAAATGGAGTAGAGAGGGTGTACGTTCCTTATTGGGATTGGGAGGACTTCCAAAACGGTATGTGGAGGAAGTTGCCCAAAGACCAGGAGCAAGAGATGTTGCAAAGGGCTATAGAGTTTACAGGTAACCACCTTCTTTATGGTGAAGCTATGGGTAGGGCTATAAGAGAGTGGAAGAATACAATGCTTAACTCTCTTACCAATATAGGCATGAACAGAAGGGCGTTTCTAGGTCACTGTGCTTGCAGTCTTGAGTTTAATTGCCCTGAGTACATTACTAGAGCAGCGTGGAAACATCTCACAGAGGAGCAAAGAAGAAAGGCAGACAAAGAAGCACAAACTAGAATAGATCAATACATCAATGAGAGAAAAAATAGAAAGATATGTGAGGGATTGGGAAAGCAAGTGTTACTCTGGGGGGATTCCTGATGAAGTTCCTTACGAGATACATGACAAAGTACCGTCTTACAAGAGGATAGTATTGGCTATATTGAACAACGACCATGCGCTAAAGTCGCTAGGTTATACACCTAAGACATCTCTGTACTATGACTTGTTAAAGAAAAAGGAACTAAAGGAAAGAGGTGTAATAATTCAACTTAGATTGTTTTGAAAAGGAAGATAGAGATAATACTACGGAAGCACTACGGTTGTGATATAAGCGCATTAGAAGAACTCATGCATCTACTACAGCCCAAAGAGCCTAAGAGCCTTTTTAACGACATTAAAGCAACCTTCCTAGACTTCTACGAACGAACCAAAGGAGAACAGTACTATTGGACTGCAAAAGACGCTGGGCAAGTAAAGCAGATAGCATCTAAAATAAGGTTCAAGATTAAAGAGCGTGGTATGGAGGAGACAACAGAGCTTATACTTCGTAGCTTTGAGGCTATACTACAACGCTCTACATCTGACAAGTGGATAACTGACCACCTATCACTACCAATAATAAACAGCAAATTTAACGAGATTATAACCTATGGAACTAATACCACAACAAATCAACTCAAATCTGTTGCCAACAGCTACCAGTATAAAGGAAGCGTTAAGTAAGCCAACAATAAAGCAACTAGCAAAGGACAACGATCCTACAACGATAGTACTAGCGATAGCACACCTCTCTAACAAGTACCTACAAGCGTTTAACGTGTCTCAAAGCATGACAGCAGACCAGATAATGCTCTTTGCAGAGGACTTCTACGAGACCTACTACACTGATACCCTAGACGATTTAAAGCTAATGTTCTCAATGGTAAGGCGTGGTGAGATAGGCAAGATTTACAATAGGATAGACGGGTTGATAGTGTTCGAGTGGTATAGAGAGTACCTGGAGAAGAAATACGAGGCTAGGGAACGAGAGATGCAGAACGACAAGAAGAACCACAACAACGCTCTCTCTGGATTGTCTAAGCACGACAAGATACAGTCTATTGTTGATCGCTACAAGCCACAAGTCAAGAGGGTGGTGGAGGTAGATAGTGAGCCAGCTTTCACATTTTCGGGATGGGTAGAAGGGTTAAAAGACCTTCCAGAGGAAACGCTACAGGAGCAGTTAAGACATTTTAAAGACAGGTCTAGTACTAACGGTGCTTATGGTGACCATATCGAAGCTCTAGAGAACGAACTTTCTAGTAGATAGATTAATTAAATGCTATTATATTTTGGAGATAACAATAAAAAGACTACATTCGTACTATGAGTGAATATCGTGAACATCGGGCAGTTTGTCAGTATCTTAAAGTAAGATACCCTAATACTATATTCTTATCAGATGCTAGTGGTGTCAGGGTGAGTATGGGGGTAGCCAGGCAGATAAAGCCATTAAAATCCAGCAGAGGCATTCCAGACATCATTATCCTAGAGCCTAGAGGTGGCTTTCATGGTTTGCTAATAGAGATAAAGGCAACAGGGGTGAAGGTGTTTAAGAAGAACGGAGAGATATATTCCGACGATCACATCAAAGAGCAATGGGAGGTACTTAAAAGGCTACAGATGAAAGGCTATAAAGCGGTGTTTGCTTGCGGTCAGGATGAGGCGATGAGTGTAGTTGATAAGTATATGAGTTTAAGTATATGATATAATTAATTAGTACAGCAGAAACACGTTTAATTATTTTTAAAATGGATCATATTAAGCACTTGTAGGTAACGTATGGTTGTATGGTTAGTGCCGACCTAATTAAATTACTACACTAACAAATAAAAACGAAACAATGACTAAAGAACAGAACGCAGTAGATAAAGATAAGGTATTACATATAGCTGATGTTATACCTAGTTTTAAAATTGGCGTTACCAAAGACCCAAAAACAAGATTGTATTATTTTAAAAAACAATATCCTAATTTTAAGTTTATTAAAGTTTTTGAAACAAAACACCCTTATTTAATAGAATCAATGATAATTGAACAACATTATAAAGATGATTTTGGTTGTTATGGTAGCGAGTGGTATGGAAATTTATCAGATTCTATGAGTGAAAGATTATGCAAAGAAGTAGAAGAGACAATTAATGATTATAAATGTGGAAACACAACTGTTAGCGGATTTAGTGGTTTAAAAAATAAACTTAAAAAAGGATTTGTTTATGTAGGTGTGTCAAATTAGGTATAACACCAAGCTAAATTCCGTTTCAATGGAATCTTAGCGACTGTTGACGCACGTTTTAATGTGCGAATTAATTACTTTAAAACCTTGATATGAGCGATAAAAAAACATACGGAGAAGTAAGGTGTCTTGAAAAAGGTGTTGAAACAACCAAACAAGTCGAAAGCTATGTTCAAGCACGATTTACAGACAATAGACTTATAAGCGTTTCCAAGTTAGAGGATGAAACGTATGTTCTTGCTGTTGAGAATCCCGAAAGTACAGGAAGGGCAACGGCTGTTCACATGCGACTAACAGAAGAAAGTCTAATCGGGTTAGTTACAACAATTCACATGCACATAAACTGTGATAGTGCTGACAGCGAAAAGATGTTGCAAGAAGCAACTAAAGGAAAATCAGTTGACTATTCATTCTCAGATAATTTAAAAACATTCAAGCCTTCGTAATTATGGAAGAATTAGAAGAATGTCCTAAGTGTGGAGAAGAAAAAGAAATTAATGGTGCAAGCGGTCTTTGTGATGATTGCAGACCTAAGAACAGATAAATCTTGATATTATGACAGCAAAAGAAGCATACGACGAAACAACTAAGACGCTAAAAGCTATGAGCAAAGGCAGTCTGCTTGGATGCGACCCAATGCAACCAATAGAACAATACGCTTCGCTGAATGGGTAGATGAAACGGAAGTTAGAAACGACCCAAGGACAGTACAGGAACGACTACAAGAATACAATTCAATAGAACCTTCGTAATTATGATAATTAAAAAAACAGACGAAACCGAATTTTACCACAGGCACTTAGATGATGTAGCTAAGATTAAAGAAGTGATTAACCACAACGGCTACCACTGTACCCTAAAAGATGCTGCAAACATTTGGCAGGATTATTCAGACTTGATGGCAGCAGGGTGGATGGGATTACCTGAAAGAGCAAAAGATATATGGCTAACAATTCAAGCAAGGGTTGAACAAGCAACTATTGAGGATTTGTTTGATGAGTTAAGAAAAAGAATACATTGATACCTTAAATTAATTTGTAAGATGCAGATACGAAAGGCGTAAGGAATCTAAAAGACTGTAGGAAGACAGAAAATTACATACAAATTAATCTTGATTTGTTACGAATACAACACTTAATCGTAAAACATTCGACTATCACACATTAAACTGACATGGAAACAATAAGACTAATATGGAAGTGCAACTCTTGCGATGATGTTGTGATAAGCTATTCAAACATTCAGTGGGATATGAACTCCTGTGAATGCGGAAAGTCAGCAGTTGACCTTGAAGAACAATATCAGCGTGTTCTGGGAGATATTACAGAGATAAGCCGAAAACAAAAAGTTAACGGAAAGTGGGAACAAATTAAAATCTGAACATGGAGATAAAAGAAGTAGACGATATGATCCACTGGTACTTGACCAAAGGCAAGACAATACAAAGCATACAAATGCTCCTGGACTTTCAACTAAAGCTATCTGCAATGAGCTACTTTCTAGCTGAACAGGTGGCTAATGAATATGCTGGCTACTCACTAGCAGAACACTATAGAAAAGTAAAGGTAGAGACTATGACACTAGACAACTACGAAAGCCATCCAGCAGGAATAAGCCGTTCTAAGGCAATAAGAGATAGTCAAGGGTATAAGGACACCGAAATAACAAGGGAAGCAGAATACAAGGCTGTAAAGCTCAAACTAGACCAATTAAACAAGATACTAGATGGTCTGATGCAGAGGATAAGCCATTTAAAACGTGAACAAGAAAAAACTGAAAGATTATGAAAAAGACAATTATAATATTAGCAACGCTATTTTCTAGTGCTGTTTTCGCACAATGCGAGTACAAGCTAAACCACGTTGACGAGTTTACTGGCGAGGTTAAGAAGAAAACAAAGATGAAGAGAATAGGTGTAAGCAAGGTGGGTAAGCTGTACTCTAGCGGTGTAAGGGTTGGTGATAATGTAGGCTTATATTTTAGGTTCTCAGAGGACTTAGGGTGCTTGACAAGAAAATCAAAGGTTATCATAAAGTTCACCGACTCTACAACCACAACACTAAGGAATATTGCAGACATAAGCTGTAAAGACACGCCAACAATGATTGCTTTCATTAAAGACAAGTCAGAGCTAATGAAAAGAGTAGAGAAAATACGCATTAGTTACGATGACTACTACTCCGATTGTGTTATTAAGGATCAGAATTACTTTATTCAAACACTAGAATGCTTAAAATGACAACACAAATAGAGATATTAATAGTACTAGTGCTAACGGTAGTGTTGGTAGCAGCAGTAATAGGGATAAGGAATGCGAAAACACACTAAAATTTATATCGACTACTTCGGACATGGTGAACAATCGTTTATACCCTGTGAAGTCTGTGGCACTAAAGCAGTAGACATACACCACATAGAACCAAGAGGAATGGGAGGAAGCAAGACAAAAGACTACATAGAGAACCTTATGGCACTATGCAGAAAGCATCATATTAAGTGCGAACACGATCCAGAATACAACGAATACGCAAAGCAAATACACCTTCAATTCATAGAAAAACACTAAATTTGCAAAATGAGCGAACAATTCATTACAAAATTGGTAGAAATACGAAAAGAGAAGAAAGTGAAACAGCAAGACCTAGCAAAACAGATAGGTGTTAACGGTACACACTTCTGCCAAATAGAGAAACACAAAGTAATACCATCAATAGAAATAGTGCTAAAATGGATAGAAGCACTAGGACACGATATTATATTAGCTAGAAAATAACTAACTTTGGTACTATGCCAGCAGGAAGACCACCAGCATACAAGACAGCAGAAGAACTACAAAACAAGATAGATGAGTATATTCAAGTCTGTCTAGAAGATGACGAGCCATTTACCATAACAGGGCTAGTCTATTACTGTGGTTTTGAGTCTCGTACTAGCTTCTATGACTACGAAAAGAAGCCTGAATTTATGTACACAGTTAAAAGGGCTAGAACATTTATAGAAAAGCACTACGAGAAGTTGCTATTAAGCGGAAACGCTACAGGAGCAATTTTTGCATTGAAGAACTTCGGGTGGTCAGACAAGAGAGAGATAGACCAAAACATTACAGGAGACTTCTCAGGCATTGATATAAACATCATATCTAGTGACGAAGCTAAAGATTGATGTCACTCCACTATTTGAACAAAGCTACACCTCTACAGACAGAACAGTAGTAGAACAGGGCGGTACTAGCTCTGGCAAGACTTGGAGAACGTTACAAGTATTATTCACGATAGCATACAAAGACCCTGGTTGCCTCATCTCGGTAGTATCAGAATCCTTACCCCACCTAAAGAGGGGTGCAATGCGAGACTTTATAAACCTACTTCTTATGTACGAGGTGTACAATGAGAAGATGCACAACAAGACGGACAACAGTTTTATGTTAGGCAAGTCAAAGGTAGAGTTCTTTGGTGCTGACCAGCCCGACAAGCTAAGAGGAGCAAGACGTGATTATCTGTTCATCAACGAGTGTAACAACGTCACTAAGGCTGCCTACGATCAACTAGAGGTGAGGACACGCAATAGGGTGTGGTTAGACTTCAATCCCGTATCTGAGTTCTGGGTGCATGAGTCGGTGCTACCTACAGAAGGTGTTACATTCATCAAGTCAACATACAAGGACAATCCTTTTTTAGATAAGCAGATTATAAGAGCCATCGAGAGGAGGAGGGAAACTGATCCAGCATGGTTTAAGGTGTTTGGTATGGGTGAGGTAGGCAGCATTGAAGGTCTAGTGTATAGCAACTGGGATATGGTGGACGCTTTCCCAGCGGAGAAGGATTGTAAGTTCTACGTCTACGGTATGGACTTCGGATATACTAACGATCCGTCTGCACTGATTAAGGTAGCACTACATCAAGGAGACATCTACCTAGAGGAGATGCTATACGAGACAGGGCTAACGAACAACGACTTGGTAGACAGGTTGAAAGCGTTGAATGTAGATAGGAATAGTGAGATATTCGCAGATAGCGCAGAGCCTAAGAGTATAGAGACTATCAAGAGAAACAGCTTCTTTATCAAGCCAGCTAGGAAGGGTAAGGATAGTATCTTAAACGGTATTGATATTGTAAAGCGGTATCAGTTAAAGGTTACTAAGGGTAGTGTAAACTTGATCAAGGAGCTACGCAATTACAAGTGGGTAGAGAAGGGTGACAAGGTTATCAATAAGCCTGTAGACCACCATAACCATTTGCTTGACGCTATGCGCTATGCGATTTCTATGAAGTGTAAAGAAAAAACTGGTATCTTAGCAATCGGAATAAATAGGTAAGTTATGGGCTGCGGTTGCAGAGATAAAGGCAAAGAAAAGAAATGACAAACGTCACTATTAACGGTGAGTCTTACGCCATAAAATCTGATTGGTGTGATTTTACTATTGCAGACGCTAAGAAGCTGTACAGGGTTATCAATAGCCTAATGCCAGAGAAGTTAAGTGAGTTTTATAACGCTAAGACGCAGAAGGAACGAGAGGCGGTAAAAGGCAGCACAGATGACTACGTTAAGAACTTTCCAGAGTTCTACGGTAAGATGATATGTGAGCTTTCTGATATTCCAGAAGACATTATGGAGATGTGCTTGGCTGGTGAACGGCTACACATCTACAAGCAGTTGGTAGAGCATATTGTAGAGGGGTTGTTGTTAATCCCTAGAGACGTGCCACCAATAGAGGGCTTTGTTAGGAATGAGGTGGTGTATTCATTACCACTATCAGAAGAAGAACCAGGCAACCTAAAGATAGGTGCTTATATGACTGCTATAGAGTTTACAGAGGCAGCAGACCTACAGAGGTTTAGTTCTGAGCTTGATGGCGGTATGTATGAGAGAGCGTCAGAGGTGATAGCTATACTATGCCGACCAGAGGGTGAGAAGTATGATGAGGACGTAAGTAGGGAGAGGGCTAAAGAGTTTGAAGACCTGACGATGGATATTTGTTACGGTGTTTTTTTTTCCTTAATAACCTCAATGAATACATACATTCAAGATACGGTGATCTCTTCACTTCCTCTGGGATCAAGTCTAAGAGAGCAAGTAGAAAGGTTAATTTCGATAAGTTCGGGTGGGGTGGTTCAATCCTCCAACTATGTCAAGGTGATTACACACGCTTAGAGGATGTAAAGAGGATGAACCTACATGAATTTATGATATGCTTAATATACGAGAAGACTAAGGTAGACTTCCAAAACGAATTAAACGAGCAATGACACTAAGCGGATTATTTACAGCGATAGAGACAAGCAAGACGGCTAATGCAGCAACGTTAGGTGATTTTATTATGGATGACAGAGGCATTATCAATGCTACTAAAGGTCTTACGCTGCCTTGCCTGTGGATGCCTTACCCTAGCTCACAGAAGATAGTATCAGAGAGGGGTATGGAGTTGTTTACATTAAGGGTAGGTGCTTACAACACACGCAACCAGAAGACACAAGCACAGATTATAACGGAGATGGATAGCCTAGAGTTGTTGGTAGATAAGGTGTTTAGAAACTTGCATACTGCTAATGATGATATAGCGGGCTATACTGCTAACGCTACTGTAAACAGGTTTGACAATCTGTTCAATAACAAGTATATCGGAATAGAGACAGGCTACACGCTTAAAATATGGACGGGGTGGGATTGTAATGTCTGAGTTTATATCCATATTAAAACTCACTGTAGACGAGCTACTAGAGAATGTAGTTAATGAGTCTAAGAACAACCTACAAAGGCAAGGACATAGGCTGTCTGGTAGCCTAATCAACTCGGTACAAAAGACGGTAACGGTAGAAAACAACAGGATAAAGGGCGTTATTGAGTTTCTAGAGTATGGCGTTTATCAGGACTCAGGGATTAAGAAGGAAAACATACCATTTACAAGCCGTAAAAGAGGTCAAGGTAAGGGTGGTACATCAGACTACATCGAGGGTCTAAAGGACTTCGCTATTAAAAGAGGTATGGCAGCAGATGACAAAGAAGCGTTATCTATTGCCTTTGCTATTGCTAAGAAGCACAAGCAGTATGGGATGCACACTACTAACGGAAAGCCTGACAAGACTAAGCAAGGATGGTTTAGTAGTGCTGTAGACAAGTTCCAACCAGAGATAGACAAGGCTATTAACCAAGCAATCGGAGAAGCATTAAATGTAATTGTTCAACAGGCAGTAAACGAAGCCAATAGAAACGTATAATGAGTTTAAGTTTATTTGATTCTCCTAGTAACTCCAAGCAAGCTGTAGAGCGTCCTATCTTTTGGGAGGTTCAGAGCGATAGGGTTACAGACATAACAACAACGGTAAGTAGTGTTGCCTCTTCGGGTGGTAAGGCTCAATATACCCTAAGTGCAGTGCATAGCATACAGGTGGGTGACGTGGTGCTAGGCTCTAGTATGACTGATAGCACCTATAACACCTATCAGAATGTGACGGCAGTAGACCAGACAACGGTAACAACGGATGCAGACTATACGGCTACAGACACAGGGACGCTAACACGCACCAACCGATCATTCAGAGTAAAGGCAGACATCTATAAGACTACGGGCGAGTACTACGATATTACGGGTAGTGCTAACGCTAGTGGCTTTAATAAGTACACTGTAGGCACTCACAGCGTTGTGGTAGGTGATACTATTACCTTGTTTGATGGTAAGCGTAACAGGACTATCACTAGTATAGCTGACAACTCAGGTAAGGTGCAATATACTATAGGCTCTCATGTGATACCTGTAGGAGCGGTGATAATTGTTAAGGATAACGATGTAGATGCAGACTACAACACTACCCAAAAGGTGATAGCTGTCACAGGCACAACGATAACAACGGACATAGACACTGGCTCTACGGGTACTCCTGGTGCTGGTAGCGTAGACCACTACTACCACGATGGTATGCATACGGTTACGGCTGTAGACGCTACTACTATCACTACGGATAGAGCGCATATAGGAGAAATTATTACTGCTGGTTATATCGCAGAGTCTACGGTGGTAGTAAGCAAGAAAGCGGAGCAGATAGCAGACGCTAGTGGCAACCTAGTGTTTAGGTTTAACCCCGCTCCAGTATTGAAGACACAACTATCCTTTGACTTGCCACTATTAACGAGTACAGACAGCATTATCACTACTAACACAGGTAGTGCAACAGAATACACGCTGGTGTTTACAGAACAGTTCGAGGATGCTGATGGGTCAATGGGTGATGGTGATGTGCTGGGTGGTGATGTTAGGAATGTAGCTTGTAACATAGCATTGCAGCATACGCAAGCTCAGAATCTAAACGCTTACACTGTAGATAGTAGTGCTAAACTATTTCTAACCAATATGCCTACAGACGGTCACAAGTATGTCGATGGTGATTTGATATACTTATCCTTTCTGACTAACGAGGCAACGGTAGATGTGCAGCTAGACGAATACGATGTAGATGATAATGCTACCTCAACAGCGTCCTTAGTTGGTTCAACAACGGTTGTACTAGATAGGGGGATAATAGTAGTAGATACAAGCAACTTCCAAGCAGATACGGTGCGGTGTGTTATCAGATTAAAGCAGTTCGGAGGTTCACAACGTAGCGTTACTATGACACTGTACAAGGATAGCCGATGTCACGACAGAGAGATTAAGCTATGGTGGCTATCACCACTATCTAACTTTGACTACTATCGGTTTATAAGAAACAGAAAGAACACGCTAAGGGCGGGACGTACCAACTACATGAAGCCACTATCCAAAGACTTCAATGTGTACGATAGAGATATGAGTGTCTTAGGTGCTAGTGCTGTAGAGGAGGTAGAGATATATTCAGATTGGATATTAGAGGAACAGGGCGAGTGGATCAGTGAGATAGTATCTAGCAAGCACGTTTATGTAGAAGAGTCGGTGCAAGGCGCACAGAACTATGTTCCCATTATGGTAACCTCTAGTGAGATGATTATGAGTGATAGTAATGGACTAGTTCAGATGTTGCTTAGATACCAACGACCAGAGAAATACATCAACGGATGATAGTAGAGGTTTGGATAGAGAATAGCGAGGGTGTATTCGAGCAAGCAGATACGTTTCCAGACATATCTAGTGCGCTGTCTATAGATTACTCTATTAGCAACATTAAGACAGTCTCAGAGCGTAGGTCTAACCATACCAAGACGCTAAGACTACCAGCAAGCGATACTAACAAGCAGATATTTGGTTTTGCAGAAGACCCTAACAGCCTTTCAGCGTTTAGCAATGCTAACACTATTCGGGCAAGGGTAGATGCTGACGGTCTAACGGTAATAGAGGGCGTTGTTAAGATGCTACAGCCAGTGTTAGACTTCTACAACAATATTGAGGAGTACAACATTAACATCATCTCAGGTATAGCTGATTGGAAGCCTCTTCTATCACCTCTAAACATACGAGACCTAGATTTTAGTGCATACAACCACGCTTATACTCTAGCTAATCAGAACCTATCAGAGACTACTACTGGTACAGAGGGTAGTTTAGATGACAGGTTTATAGTCTATCCCCTTATAGATTATGGTAATTTTGAGGGTGAGCAGCGCATTGTAACGGTCAAGGATAGAAAGCCAGCGTTCAATGTGTACGAGATACTACATAAAAT